AAGCTACGTTGTCATTGATAGCAGGCTCAGCTGCAATAGTTGCACTGTTCCAATATGGGTCTTGGGTTACAAACGTAGTAATTGCAAACGAGTTAGCTGGTCCAGGGAATGCCGTAGCACTTACAAAAATGGTGCCGCTTGCGCCGAATGCCTCGTCATTATATGTAACAGACTTAACGCCAGTTACATCGTCAACAAGGTATATGCTGTATGAAAGATATTGTTGTTTAATGTTAAGTAAATCGTTTTCAGTTACTGTTACATTAAACAGTCCTCTAGTTGCCGAACTATCATCGCCAACGTTAAGTACACCGCTATGTTCAATAACAAGTTTTCTATTTTCATCGAAGGCAACAAACTTGGGTGTCTTGCCTGCGACACTGATTGGTTTTTGATCACCGTTTTTAAGACGAAACTCAAGCACATTATCTATGCCTTTGTAAACTATTAGATTTCTTTGATACACTGATTTATACTCCGTTATGAGTCCTGCTTCATTAGCAATGACTGTAGTCTGATTGGGGACTAAATACCTTGACGTTAACATAAGTATATTTATTACAAAAAGGTTAGAATGCTATTAAAAGATATTAAAGAAGATTTTCCCTTTATAAGTGTTGTACATTACGGTGGCAATGAGTACGTCGGCATCATAATAAACCAAGACCAGTACGTAACTACTATGTACATCTACACAGCACTCCATACTGACGAAGATAAAAAGTTATTGCTCGACCTGGGCGATATATGGTGGTGGGAAAGTAATCGATTGATTCCGATTAGTATCTTTCTCCGTAACGAAATTTATCCGCTACATTATGGTGTAATGACTATGAATAGCAAAGACGTAAAGGTCACACTAGGCCCTACAGTTAATTTAGGTAACTTGAGTATTAAAAGAGTAAAGCGTAAGCAAGTTCAGCTTGTAAAGAAACCTAAAGAGTAAACTCGTCGCATATTAAATTCATGTGTACACAAACTGCCATTGCATAAGAAAATGCATGTGCCTTCTTAAAGAAGTAAGCCCCATCCGTTGGCTTAATCCAAACTTCCTTCAGTATTGTTTCCCAACTCTCGTTGACTAGATATCTCTTCGCTGGACGGATAATCGCTAGACTCGCAGCTAACTGTTGTACCGAGCTGGGCTTCAATTGCTTTAATAGTGCGCTGTGCCCGTTCAGATGAAAGACTTTTTCGCTGAAGTCCTCGTGTTCCAGAAGTTGCCATATGGGTTCCCTTTCCATTAATTCTGTTAAGTGTTGTTCGTTCTTTACGTTCTTGTATATGCTTACGTTAAGGAAGTCTAGTTTAAAGTATCCTCTAGCGTCTGCAACTTTATGATCGATTGTTGATAGTTCGTTAAACGGATTGTGTGGAATCTCAGTTACATACACACCCGTGTTGTGTTTCTTGCCAGTGTTTAGTTTTGCCACACGATGTTTTATCTTAGATAAGATAGCATCTCTGTTTGCAAAATCTATATCAATATCTGGCATTATAAATTACTTTCCTTTGCTACGTCTTTTACTAATGCAACGTCTGACGGCTGTCTTTGAAAACGTATAGCCCATTGCTTAGGATCTACAATGCTATATATCATTGCTAACTGTTCGTCATTAAACTTACCAAGCATTTCTTTTCCGCTTTTACAATTTAACACTAACCAAGGACTGACCTTTCCGTCTTTAATGTGCCACACAGCTCTGTTCAAACTTACATAAGCAAAGTAATGATTCCACTGACTGTTGTTCTCATCAGCCCATTCCATCATAGTCATAACGCTACGTTCAAGAGCTGTCTGTACACCTTCCTTACGTATAAGTTCAATTGCATATTTCTCATACATGTCTTCACGACACCAATGATCTAATTTAACTCCGCTAGTAACTACGTAGTCAATATACTTTTCAGGATACAACGGTTTAACATTATTTAAAAAACTTCCAAACTTTACAAATGCATTATAGTATGAGCTCTTGCAAAACTCTTGATATGTTTTATCTTTCTTTGCACCAGCACTCAATTTATAAAACTGATTGAACGCATAGTATCCGTGTCGCACTCGCATCTCATCTTTTTGTAATGCCCTACGCTTCTGTTCGCACATATGCACCATAAGAGTTTTTTCACGTGTGTAACTTGACTTACAGTATTCACATGTGAACGGCTTTGGTGCTTTAGAGTTTTGTTGCAATGTCATGTTCTTTGGCGAGCTCTTTAAGTTCTTTTTTAGTAGATAGTTCAGCAAGTAATTCAACCTCATTTAATTTCATATTTGGATACACTTGTTCAAGTAATTTAATTGCGGCATTATTATTTCCGCCCTTCTTCTTAAAGCCAATGTATGGATGAAACTTTATCTTGCCCCAGTTACCACTAGTACATAATAACTGCCACATCAATTGTTGATGTCCCTTTTCTTTACCAACACCAATTGTGTTGAAATGTTTATTGTAGTTTTCATTAGTCTTAATAATTGCCCATTCCTGTGTTTCGCGGTCGCCTTTAATACAACTTACATATCTATTCAACAGCCAAAAACTTACAGACTTTCTTTGTTCATCAGACAGTTCTTTCCAAACACCTTTGCCGTTTAAATCAATTGATGCTAAAACATCTTTTACTGGGAATTTATCTTGTGCCATACATCTACGTCCTCCGGTGCGTTTATCTCTACTCCCTTATAGTATACACTACTACACCCTATTTGCCAACCGTTTTTGAGCCACCTGAGCTGTTCAAGTTGCTCAATTGTTTCTTCTTGTGTAACTTTTAAATTATTGTAGGCTACTAATGCGTGACGTTTGTATCCATACACACCCAAGTGCCATTTGCCATATCCTGTAATACCTCTGCCAAACCATAATGCTTTACTTGGATACGCTTTTATCATCTTAACTGAGTTTGGATCGTCCTGCATCTCTTTAGGCATATCGGTGTACACTGTGCTTACATCAGAATTATATGATAACTGTTCAATACACTTCTCAATCATTTCTAGAGTTACGTCTGGCATGTCACCCTGTACGTTAATAATATTATCGTAATGCCCAATATACTTAATAAAGTTACTATCAGTAATAGCACCAGCACATCTTTCTGTACCGTTTGCGTACTCTTTCTCTTGGTCAATCCAACACTGTCTAGAACCAAACAAATTAAATATACGCATATCATCAGTAAGCACGTATGTTGGTATCTTAGACGCAATACAAGCGTCATACACACGTTTTATCATAGGAACGCCATCTAACATAGCAAGAGGCTTTCCTGGGAAGCGTGTGCTTGCGTAACGTGCTGGAATTAGTATTGCTGTTTTCTTCATTCTACTTACGTGTCCGTGTTGCAATCAAATTGATAAGTTCTTGCTGCTCATCATATAATCGTCTAGATACACGTAATACATCTAATGTCTTAAAACGGCCTTTGCCATCTTTTTTACATTCGCGATTAATAATTTCCATATACGGAGACTTCTCTTTTTTCATTCTACTGCCTTTCTAATTGCAATAATATCTTTAACAACCTTTTCAAAGTCATCTAAGCGTAACATGTTTGGTCCGTCACTGGGTGCGTTATCTGGATCAGGATGTACTTCTAAAAAGAACGATGAAATACCAAGAGCACTGCCAGCGCGAGCCATGCCAGGCACGTAGTCACGATTACCACCTGACGAACCTCCAAGTCCGCCGGGCTTCTGTACAGCATGTGTACAATCGAACACAACTGGCTCGCTAAAATTATCCAACATATATTGTAGACCAGTGAAGTCGACAACCAATGTGTTATATCCAAAACTTGTTCCTCGTTCGGTAATCCAAACTTCTTTAGCACCTTCTGTCTTAGTTAATATTCCAGCCATATCCCACGGTGCAAGGAACTGACCTTTTTTAATATTAACAATCTTATCCGTTTCACAAGCTGCTTGTAACAAGTCAGTTTGTCTGCAAAGGAATGCAGGAATTTGTAATACATCTACACACTCATTAAAGTATGATGTAATCATTTCAATTTGATCAACGTCATGTACATCTGTTAGTGTTTTGACACCGTGTACTTCTTTAATTAATTTAAAATCATTTAGCGTGTTAGCAAGTCCTACACCTCGTTTATTACCTAAGCTAGAACGGTTTGCTTTATCAAAACTTGCTTTAAAGATATATTCAATACCATACTTATCACATACTTCCTTACACTTCTGTGCAATATGTGCCGACTGTGTTAACGACTCGTGCTGACATGGTCCTGCTATAATTCTCATTTGCATTCCTTACAATTACAATCTTTAATGAAGAAATGTACCGTAGCCATTACAAACCACATCCATGTCATTTCTCCAATGCCTAATAAAGTGTTACCGTGTGTCATGGTAGGCATGTCCATTGCTGCGCCAAAGCCCATTGACAATGGCATCATATCTTGTATTAAAAAATATATTCCTAATACTAAAAAAAGTACTCCTGCTATAGTGTGTCTCATTACCAGCCAACCCTTTCCCACGGTACATCTTTATTTCCAAAGTGTCCGTATACACAGTTCTTACTATATTCGTTAAACGTAAATAAATCAAGTTTGTCAATAATGCCTTTTGGCGTTAAGTCTATTTCACTACGAATAAATTTTTCAATACTTTTATTGTGTCCGTTACTATCAATATATATGCTAGTTGGTTCTTTAACACCGATAGCATAGCTAAGTTGAATTTGACACCAGTCAGCCATGTCGTCAAATACTACATTCTTTGCTAACCAACGTGCCATGTAAGCAGCACTTCTATCTACTTTTGTAGGATCCTTACCACTAAAGGCACCGCCACCGTGAGGAGCAAAGCCGCCATAAGTATCAACGATAATTTTACGACCTGTAACTCCGGCATCACCATCGGGGCCGCCAATAACAAAATTACCAGTAGGGTTAAGATGCCATTTTGTATTCTTATCAACTAAATCTCCTAGTACAGACACTGCCGCTTGTTTGGCTAGTGCCGTTGCTAATTCATTTTTGCCTTCAGCATGTTGTGTACTAATAACAACTTGATCGGCTCGTTTTGGTATTCCGCCTTCGTACTGTATACTTACCTGCGACTTTGCATCAGGACCTAAAAAGTCTACAGTTTTCCTTACACTATTTAACGATTCTAAAATACCATGTGCATAGTATATAGGTGCTGGCATATATGCTGCTGTTTCATTTGTAGCATAACCAAACATAATACCTTGATCGCCTGCTCCGAAGTCGTCTGTTCCTAGTGCAATGTCTGCGCTCTGCGAATGTATTTCATTATAAAACTTTAACGTATTCCAATGAAACCCTGCTTGCTCGTAGCCAATTTCTTTAACTTTGTTTCGAACAATGTGTTCTATAGCTGCTTTAGTTACGTTAAAGTTTTTTACTTCGCCTGCTACTGTAACCATGTTAGTAGTTACTAGTGTTTCAATAGCAACACGAGTTGTATGGTCTCCATTCTTAAGGCCCGCATCAACTAGTGCATCTGATATTTGATCAGCAACTTTGTCCGGGTGTCCGTTGCTTACGCTTTCGCTTGTAAAAATGTAGTTATTCATGATTCTCCTTAATGGTGTAGTATGTTATTACTAACTTGTCCATTAGATGTTTTAATGTAACATTAGTTTCAGCGAGTTTACAAACTTCTGTCCATTCGCTGTAATCTAACAAGTCGCCTTGTGCTTTTCTATAAGCACCAGGGTCTCCGCCTATAACCCAGCGGGGTTCTCTATTGTGTGGTGCATCTCTATATTGTGCGTAAACTAATCCATTAGCACGAGTGTACAGTAATGCAGCTCCGGGTATCATTTTATTTTTCAATTGCGACATCTAGTTTACCTTTTTTGTTAACGTTGTTATAAACTACTATTCCGTCTATGCTGTGTTGAATCATTTCAGTCCAGTAAGCCTGGTCTTCAATTATTAAATGTGCGTTGCGCCCGTCTGTTAATCGTTTACGGGCAGGCAACGTATCTATTCTTAACCAAACATATTTTGTAGAAAGTGTGTCTATATGTTGTAACACTTGACCAATAAATTCGGGTTCAATGTGTTCTAGAACATCATTACTAAACACACAATCTACTTCTGTTGCTTTGTTAGCATAATGCGATACGGCTGGGTCGTAGCCTGTAAATCCTGTAGTAGGATATTGTTCTTGAAGATTAGCAAGTATAATTCCTTTACCACAGCCGTAGTCAAGTACACTAGAAGGCTTCCATTGTTCCATGTAAGTATGAAACTCGCCTAGGTCTTTCATCTTCCCGCCAAAGCCTCTTTTACGTGATACATCAGCATGTATTACTCGAAGCTCTTCCATGTACTTTGGACTATACATTACTTTGCTAATGAACCAACTGTTCGACGTTTAATGTCATCATGATTAAACTCAGCCCAGTACAATTCAAATGCTACTCCATCTTCAATTCCTTCGAACTGATGTATCTTGCCAGGCTTCACTTGCATAAAGTCACCTGGGTTTAAAATAGTTTCGTCTACTAGTCCTTGGTCATCTTGCCAAACACGTACTAGCATCTTTCCTGATTCAACAAAGAAGCCGTTCCATTTAAATTCATGTTCGTGTTCTGAACATTTGAAACCTCCTTTGTATTCTATGCGGTGAAATTCTAATACACCGTTTGCATGGATCAATTCTGTTTGACCCCATATTTTTCCTGCTTTTAAAGTCATCTATGTTCTCCTATCTATAGTAACTGACCAAAGTCTATAACTTCACTTTGTCTACTTATTTCCTTAATAAAATATGCACATAAAGGATTATCTCCTTCTTCAATTGGTATTGCAAGCAACTGATTGTTTTTTACTTTTGGAAAATACCATTTTACATCTGAGTAAAAATTAGTTATTTTTATACTACCAAAGTCAACTTTGAAACTAGTTAGTGGGTTCATAAGGAATGCTTCGAATCCTCTGTCATTGATACTAGTTAATGGCAGTACTTCTAAGTCTGCACCGCTTTCACTATCTCCCACTGCCATGGACCAGTCAACTGGCATCATTATTTCTTTACCGTTTATTTCCATTACCATTGCAGGAGCACTGAATGATTCTAAAAATATCATCGGAACAAAAAAGAAGTCTGTTTCCTTTGGATCACTGTTGTCTAATACAGCAAATCGGATTTCATCTTCAATCTCTTCCGGCATGTCATTTAATTCGAATGACGTATTTTCTAGCGTTAATATTCTCATAATTTTAGTTCCATTCTACTTTTTCTATTGTGAAAGGATATTCTGCTTCCTTATAGAATTTTTTACGTTGGGTTAAATGTCTCTTCGCATACTTACATGTTGATGTTAAATCCCATATCTGTACGAAGTCCTTGTCTTTCGCCTTTCTTACGCCTCTGCCTATTGATTGAATAACCCTGACAAAACTTTTGCCTGGTTCAAGTAGAACAAGATTAAATATACGAGGAATGTTAAGTCCTACAGCCGCAACTCCGTACGTTGCGATGATAACTTCATTTGTTCCTTCGCGTATTGTGTCGTATGTTTCTTTTCGATCTTTTACTTTTACACTGCCACTAATAAACGTACTGTTAGGAATAAGTTCTGCTAACTGTTGTCCTGCACTAATTCTGTCTACTAGTATTAATGTGTTACCACTTTCTGATACTGTGTTTAATAATTTGCCTATATAGTCTAATCGATTTTTGTCTGATACTAGATACTTTAGTTCGGATTGATAATCACTATGCCCAACAATGTCAACCAGCTGAATTACGTTAACATGACATTGTGCAAGTACACCTTTGTCTTGTAATTCTTTTGCTGATATGTTGCCAACCACAGGACCAATACTTGCATGTATTGATTCAAACTCAAACTTCTCTTTAGGTATAGTACCTGTAAGTCCCCAACGTATTGGAGCATTACGTAAATTTTGTGTAAGTAATTTCTTTAATACTTCTGCTTTTGCTTGATGCACTTCGTCAATAATAACTGTACTAACTCCATCAAGAAACTCAGCAAGACTCAATACAGCAGACCCATCTTTAGTTTTCTTATCTAGAATGTTTAGACTCTGCCAAGTACAAATAGTATGTGTACACCCTAGCATCTTCCTATCGCCAAAGTACACGCCAACATCAAGTCCACAGTTAATATAATCCTCTTCCGTTTGTTCAACAAGAGATTTGTTTGGCACAATAACAAGACTACGTCCGTAAGGCTCACTGATATGACTTAATGTTGCTGTAGTAATAGTCTTTCCTGCACCAGTAGCAATCTGTTGCAAGCTCTGCGGATTTGCAAGAAAGTTGTTGATGGCCTCTACTTGATAGTCACGCAATATAATTTCAGTGCCAGCAACAGGATGATCTTTGGGCCATACTACACCTTG